AAGATACAGTAGATAGTTTTGCAAAAACATTAGGTCAAGGTCTTGCTGTTGCAGTTAAAAGTATTGCAGATGCTTTTAAATTTGTAAACGAAAATCAAGATAAATTTATATTAGGAATTAAAATAATAATATCTTTAGGTGTTGCAAAAGTATTTATGGGTATTGCAACTGCAATAATGAATGTTGCAAAAGCAACCATGATGTTGGCCGCTGGTGCATCTGCTGTAAAAAGAGGATTTGTAGGTTTAGTAAGTATATTTGCAACGGGTGGTCTTGCTTATCTAGCTTTTCAAGAAATAGATAAATTATTTGATAAGTTTGCGTTAAAAATGACAGGTATGACTGAGGGTGCAAATTCAATCGGTCACGCTTTGCATGGAGGAATGAAAGCCGCTGGAGATGGTGCGGCAGAGGCCTTGAAAACTATTGAGGTTCTTGAAAACAAAGTTTTTGACATCAAAAAATCATCAAAAGAATTGTTGGCAGAAAATGAAAAAGTATTTGAAAGAATTAGAGAAAGAAACAAAACAGAAACTCAACTTATAAAAGAAAGAGTAGATAAAGAATTAGAATTAGTTAGAGAATCAAAAGCCGCTTTAAAAACATTATTAGATCAACAAGTTCTTGATGGAGAACTGACTCAAGAAATGGCTAATATAAAACTTTTAGAGGGAATGAAAGAGTTTGAAAAATTAAAAACTTTAATTGTGACTCAGGGTGCTAAAGAAAGATTAAAAATAATTAAAGAAGAGTTAGAAAAGATCGAAGAAACAATGCAAAGAAATTATAATGAACAATTAGGTCATATTAAAAGCAGACAATTTAAAGAGTTAGAATTAGAAAAACTTAATAAAGAACAAATTAAAGATTTAACAAAAGCAACAGGAAAAGAGGCTTTAGATGAGTTAAGTAAACATAGTAAAGCCGCTTTTAAAATTAACAAGGCTTTAGCTATGGCAGATGCAGTTGTAAACACTGCAAGAGGTGTCACAAAAGCCTTAGCACTTGGCCCGTTTGGAATACCTTTAGCTGTTGCCATTGGTGCTTTAGGTGCGGCCCAAATTGCAACAATAGCAAGTCGAAAATATCAAGGTCGTAGGCTTGGTGGTAGAATGAATCAAGGCCAACCATACATGGTTGGAGAGGCTGGGCCAGAAATGGTAGTTCCTGATAGAGCATCAAATGTAATTCCAAATAATAAACTTGGTGGCGGACAACCAGTGACAGTAAATTTTAATATCAATACTGTTGATGCAAGAGGATTTAATGAATTATTAGTTAATAGCAGAGGTGTAATTGTAAACATGATAAATAATGCTGTTAATGAAAAAGGTAAGGCGGCATTGATATGAGTGGGTCTTTACCAAACACAAACTTTGAGGCAATCAATTTAAAATCGAATCAAAAAACTTTACTTAGTGAAACTGATAGTGGCAAAACATTTAGGAGGCAAGTACAAGGACAAAGGTTTAGTTTTACAATTTCATATCCTCCTATGACTAGGTCAGAGTTTGCCCCGATCATGGCGTTTATTATTAAACAAAGAAGTAGCAAAGAAAATTTCACAATAACCTTGCCAAGCACATTTAATGCACTTGGTAATGAAACAGGAACTCTACTCGTGAACGGGTCACACTCTGCCGCTGATACTACTATTGCTATTGATGGATTTGCGGCTGATGGTACTGGAAGATTGAAAGCGGGAGACCTAATAAAATTTGCACACGATAAAGTTTATATGGTTGTTGCAGATGTGACATCATCAAGTAATGCCGCAACTGTGACTATCGAACCACCTTTAAGAACTGCTTTAGCTGATAACAGTTCTGTTACTTATGACTCAGTTCCAGTGACAGTTCATCTAACAAGCGATGTTCAAGAGTTTGAAACAAACTCTAACGATAAAGATGGTAATTTATTATTTAAATTTGAGTTTGATGTTATTGAGAGTTTATAATGGCAAGAGGATTATCGAGTTCGGTAAAGACACAATTAGCAACTGGAATCATTGACCCCGTTATTTTATTAGAGATAGGCTTTGGAACACCAATATATTTAACAAACGCCAGCTTTGATATAACATCTAGTGTATCTGGCACATCAAGAACGTATCAATCAAATGGACATCTTCGTAATATCAGTAGTGTAAGTGAAACAAATCAACCTACAAAAAATTCTTTATCTATTAGTCTATCGGCTGTAGATCAAACTTATGTATCTATAGCTTTAAGTGAAAATATAATTAATGATAATGTTTATATTTACAGAGGATATTTAGATAGTAACAATGCTTTAATTAGCGACCCATTTTTATTATTTTACGGAACAATAGACGAATACAAGATAAGCGATAATACTACTACAGCTAATTTAATACTGACTGTTACCTCACATTGGGGTAATTTCAGCAAAATAAGTGGTAGAACTACAACCGATAACTCTCAACAAAGATTTTTTAGCGGCGATAAAGGTATGGAGTTTGCGGCTTTGACTGTTAGAGATATACGTTGGGGCAGAGAATGA